GTCGCGGTCTGCGCACCGCGCCGGCGCACGCACGCCTACGACCACCTCGCGTGGTGCTTCCGCAACCACGGGAGCCCGATGGACGTGCCGTGGCTTCTGTAAGGCGCGAGAAGGACGGCGTATGGTCCGCACGGGTCTACTTAGGCCTAGACGCTTTGGGGCGCCAAATCCGGCCTTACAAGCGTTTTGCGGCGGCACGTGACGAGTCAGACGCCGTGAGGATGGCTGCCGAGTGGGAGCGTGGGCTCCGCGCCGGCATGCTCGCGTCCGGGTCGCTCCTGGCCGACGTGCTCGACTCGTACGTGTCCATGCGCGAGCGGACAGGATCCGCCCCGTCCTCCGTCGCCGAGTGGCGCTGCTTCTGCCGCAAGGTCAGGCGCAGGATGCCGCGGGCGAGCGCCGTCGACGTGACCACGAGGGACCTGCAGGACTTCGAGCTCGCCCTTCTCGCCCCCGAGTCATCGGGAGGAGAGGGCATGTCGCGGAACTCGGTGCGAGCCGTCCACAACTTCCTGCGAGCCGCCTTCAGGCGCATCGTCGCGGAGGGCGTCAGGCAGGACGACCCGATGGCGGCAGTCGAGAAGCCGAGGGCGGAGCGCCACGAGGACCGGTCGCTCGGGGAGTGGGACATGCCGCTCCTGCTGGACAGGCTGTCCTCGGTGCTGTCCGGAGCCGACCCCGCGTCGACTGACTACGCCGTGGCGGTGGCCGCGTGGCTCGCACTCGTGACCGGCATGCGCGTGGGTGAGACCTGTGCGCTCCGGAGGAGGGACGTGCGCCCGCGCGACCCTTCCGTCCACGTCTGCGGCAGCGTCACGGAGTCCGGGGGCCTCAGGCGCCTGGACGTGACGAAGGGGCGCCGCAGCAGGACCGTGAGCGTCACCCGGCGCGACATGGACCAGATCATGGCGGTCATCGCCGCCCAGGACTCGGAGGTTGGCGGGCTCGGCCCAGACAGCCCGCTGGTCACGATGGACGGCTCCGTCATGCGGCCGTCGAGCGTGTCGAGGCGCTTCGCGCGCATGGCGAGGGACGTGGGGCTGCCGAAGGGGTCTCGCTTCCACATGCTGCGCCACACGCACGCGACGTGGTGCCTGTCGCACGGGGTCGACCTCAAGACGGTGAGCCTGAGGCTCGGACACGCCGACGAGACCACGACGCTCAGGGCCTACGCGCACGCGCTCCCCGGGTCGGACTCGGCCGCAGCCGAGACCTTCTCGGAGGCGCTCGAGGATTCCCTCGGGGACTGCCATATCGGTGGCAGACGGAGCCCTGGCGGAAAGCGCGGGGCGAAGGCGAAGCGGCAGGCAGGGACGCGAGCCGCGAGCGTCAAGGCCACCGCCACTACGTATAAGAAGTAGATATACGGCAGCACAGGGGGGAGGGGTCTGCTTGGGATCCCAGGTCAGGAGCCGCAACGGGAACGCCCGCCGCAAGGCCGTCGCAAGGCTTCGCGCAGAGGGCAGGCCGTGCTGGATCTGCGAGGCTTTCGGCAGACAATCTGCAATCGACTACAGTCTTCCGGCACGCCATCCCATGAGCTTCGAGTGCGACGAGTTGATACCCGTGAGCTGCGGAGGTTCGCCGACCGACCCTGCCAACCTCGCCGCCACGCACCGGCGCTGCAACGAATGGAGATCTAACCATTCCGTCGAGTGGGTGCTGTCTCGCGCTGCCGCCGCGCGCGGTGCCGCGACGGCTCGCGCGTCGACGTCGAGGAGGTGGCTCTAGATGCATGGCATGGACCGCTTTGGCGCATGGCAGTTAGCGTCCATCTGCGCTCTTCTCGCATCGTGTGCAGTATGCTGCATAAAAGCACATAAAAATCACAATGTTGCAATTGCAACAAGGTGGGGGGCATCCCCTCCCCCCGCCGGCCCCGGCTATCCCGGCGGCATAGGGCCATTTTTTCAGAAGGCAAAGAGCACAAGCTGCATCGGAGGCCGATGCACATGTCATTCACCCGTGCATACACGCAGAGGGAGCTGGAATTCATCCGCGCGAACTGGAAGAAGAAGAGCGCGCGGGAAATAGCCTCCGAGCTGGGCAGGAGCGAGCGCGGGATCTACAAGAAGATCCGCGACATGCACCTGCGCGAGCAGGCCCCGGACGGTGGCTCGCCGCCGATGCAGTCGGACGCCAAAAACGGCGCACCGATGCAGTCCCAAGGCCACGGAGATGTGGCCACGCTGCATCGGGGCCCGACGACCGACCGCGAGAGGCTGGCCGGGCTCCGCGACCTCATATGGGCGTCGCTCGCGGAGGCCGGCCCCGCGGACGTCGCGCGGCTCGCGCCGGAGTACAGGAAGACGCTGGAGGAGATGGGCAGGCTGGATGAGAGGGACGCGGGGCGCGGGCACGGCTCGGACGACGCCCTCGCCGACATCATCAGCCTCTAGCTACCTGCCGCCGAGGGTCCACCTCGCGATGCCGTACGACGCGGCGACGAGCCGCGGCGACAGGGCGGCTGACCTCGGGGCGCTGTGCGGCTACCCAGCGCAGGCGTGGCAGAGGGCCATGCTCGTGGACATGGGTGCGAGGACGCCTGACGGGTCGTGCTACGTGCACCCGGTCGTGGGCGGCTCGATCCCGAGGCAGTGCGGCAAGAGCGTCGTCGGCATCGTCTGGAGCATATACCGGGCGATGGCGGAGGGCGCGACGGTCCTGTGGACCGACCACAACTACAGCACGACCTGCGAGATGTACCGTCGCTTCAGGACGGTCCTCGGCATGAGGGCCAACGACCCGACGGCGCGGTACCCGCAGTTCAACGCGCGCATCGACTACTGCTCGGCGAAGACCGCGCAGGAGGCGTTCTTCTTCAAGCCGCCGCGCCCCGGCGCGCCGGCGGGATCGATACACTTCGCGACGAGGACCAAGTCCGCAGCCCTCGGGTACAGCTTCGACCTCGTCGTGTACGACGAGGCGCAGGAGCTCACGGACGAGCAGGAGCAGGTCATCATCCCGACGACCACGTCGGGAGCCCTGCACGACCTGCAGTTCGTCTACCTCGGCACGCCGACGCGCCCGGGGTCGCAGGGCACGAGCTTCCGCGACCTCAGGTCTGACGCGCTCGCCGGCGCGAGCGACACGTGCTGGTGGGAGTGGGGTGTCGACGAGGTCGGCGACGTCGACGACGAGGCGCGCTGGGCCGAGGTCCACCCGGCGCTCGCGTCCGGCGTGGCCGACGTCAGGGCGATTCGCGTCGGCAGGAGCAGGCTCGGCGCCTTCGCCTTCGCGCAGGAGTATCTGGGCTACTGGTTCGACGCCGCCGCCCGCGGATCGCTCATCGGGCGGGATGACTGGGATGCCTGCGCGACCGACGTCGCGCCCGAGGGCGACCCCGAGGCGTTCGGCGTCAAGTTCTCGCCGGACGGCGGCACCGTGGCCGTCGCGGTCGCGCTCGGTGTCGGAGACAGGACGCACGTCGAGCTCGTTGACGTCATGGACACCACCCACGGGATCGCGAGGCTCGTCCGCGCCATCGCGCGCGACGAGTCGGGCGCCGCGTGGAGGGTCGACGGGAGGTCGGGCGCGAGGACGCTCGTGGAGAGGGCGACCAAGGCGAGGGCAGAGATGGGCGATGACGCCCCGCCGCTCGACATAGCGGAGGTCAGGACGTCTGAGGTGACGGCGTACGCGCAGGGGTTCCTCGACGCGGTGCGCGAGCGGTCGCTCGAGTGGTACCGCGCGCCGGGGGACGAGGGCGCGGCGCCCGACCTCCTCACCGAGAGCGTGCTCACGGTGACGAGGCGCCGGGTCGGCAGCATGGGCGGATGGGGCTTCGGGGGAGACGACCCGACCCCGACCGAGGCCGCCGCCATCGCGCGATGGGCCGCGCAGACGGCCGTCCAGGAAGAGGAGGGCGACATGGAGGTCTACTACTGATGATGCGGATATCCAAGGAGATCGCCGCCGCCGGCGGGCTCGCCCCCGAGGAGTCGGAGGCCGTCGCGCGGCTCGTCGACGAGTGGTCCGGGCACTGGGCGCGCAACCGCCTGCGCGACCGCTACTACTACGGCCACGTGCGCGTCCGCGACATCGGAGTCTCCGTCTCGCCCCAGCTCGCGCGCAAGCTCGACCCGCACGTCGACTGGGCCGCGAAGTGCGTGGACTGGTGGAGCGACCGCGTGCAGTTCGACGGCGTCACCGTCTCGGACGAGGCGTCCCAGGACGCGCTCGACCGCGTGCTCGCCGCGAACGACATGCGCAACCTCCTGCACAAGACGGCCACGGTGGCGCTCCGCCACTCGGTGGCCTTCCTGGCCGTCACGTCAGACCCAGACACGGGAGAGACGGTCGTGAGCGGGTACCCAGCGACCGCGTCGAGCGCGATCTGGGACGAGTCCCGCAAGCGCATCGGGTGCGGGCTCGTGGTCGTCGAGAGCGAGCGGCCGAGGGGCTCTCGCACGCGCCGCCCGCTCGTCGTCCACGTCTACACGGACGAGCAGGTGATCGTCCTGCGCCGCGGCGCGGGCGGTTGGTCGGTCGCGGACCGAGTGGAGCACGGCATGGGGCGCGTCCCCATGGAGCCCGTCGCATACCACCCGACGCTCGAGCGCCCCTTCGGGCGCAGCCGCATCACGCGCACCGTGATGGCGCTGGTAGACGACGCGCAGCGCGAGATGATGAACATGACGGCGGCCGCGGCGTTCGCGGCCGCCCCGCAGAAGTTCCTCCTCGACGTCGACAAGTCGACCGGGAAGAAGATCGCCGAGAGCGGGTTCGACGCGTTCATCGGCTCGATCTTCACGGCGACGGCGAACTCCAAGGGACGCAAGCCCGACTTCGGGCAGCTCGCGCAGCTCTCCATGCAGCCGCACCTCGACTACATGCGCTCCCTCGCGTCGCAGTTCTCGAGCGCGACCGGGGTGCCCCTCTCGTCCCTCGGCGTCGTGAGCGACAACCCTTCCTCGGCCGAGGCCATCTACGCCTCCAAGGAGGACGCGGTGGTCGACATCCAGAGCTTCATCGACGGCTGCAAGCGGTCGGTCGGCACGGTCTGCGACATGGTGCTCGCCGCGGAGGGCGGGCGCAGCCTCGCCGAGCAGAGGGCGCTGGGCCTCGCCGTGGACGTGCACTACCGCAAGCCGGACCGACCGAGCACGGTGAGCCAGTCTCAGGCGATCATGAGCCAGGTGCAGGCGATCCCGTGGCTCGCCGACTCGGACGTGGCCCTGCGCGAGCTCGGGTACGACGACGAGCAGGTGCACCAGCTCAGGAGCGACAGGAGGAAGTCCCAGGCGCTCAAGGGCGCCCAGGCGGTGCTCGACAGGAACCAGGTGACAGGTGAGGATATCCCAGGGCGAGCTGGACAGGTACAGGGCGCAGATAGCGTCGAGGCAGGATGACGCGCGCGCATACGTGCTCGCCCGCCTGCGGTCGGAGGCGCGCGGCCTGACGGTCGCCGAGGCTCGCGAGGCGTCGATAGGGATCATGCAGGACTGCCTGTCGGTGTACGGCGACAAGGCCCAGGCGCTCTCGGCGGAGATGTTCGACGAGATATGCGAGGCCGAGGGAATCGACGCCGACCCGGGCGAGATGTTCGACGACGTGATCGACTCGTCGAGGCTCGCCGGCAAGGTCCACTACTACGCCGGCAAGCTCGTCGACGGCGACTGGGACGGGTACGCCGGCTCGAACGCCGACCTCGCTGCCTACTACGTGCACCGCTCCGCCCTGGAGAACATGGCGCGCAACTGTTACAAGAACGGCGTTAGGTACGCGCGCGTCGGGACGGGGCGCGAGACGTGCGGCTACTGCTTCATGCTCAGCTCGCGCGGGTTCGACTACCGCAGCGAAAAGACGGCGTCGGCGGGGTCGCACGAGCACTGCGACTGCATCATCGTTCCCGGGGTCGACGGCGTGACGAAGATCGACGGATACGACCCGAAAGGGATGAGAAGGCGTTGGAATGACTGCAGAGACACTCTTGGTGGCGACAAGTCCATCAGGTGCGACTTCGACGCACTGACGAATCGAGAGCTATCGGAAATAAAAGGCAGGAGCCGCGAGCAGAAGTGGGTCAGGTATCGCAACAGCAGGGTAAACCAAGAAGTCGAGACGCGCGACAACGGATGGCTTTATCGCGGGGAGCGTCCGAAACCGACCTTTGCAACTCCAAAGATCAAGAAATCCGTGACCAGAGATAACCCATGGGAGGGGAGAAGCGGTGACAGGTTGGCAAGGCTTGGGTTCCGGCAGGACTTCCAAGTCGACTATTACTACTACATAGATGATGATGGCGTGAAACGCCGTCGTGGTCTTCCCGACCTTGCAAATGGGATAGAAATAAAAACACCGCTTACCAGCAAGAACCCATACGGTGCGGTAGACAACTATTTCTCAGATATCGCAAACAAAAAGGACGGCGTGAAGCGAGTCGTAATCGATAACTCCGAGTCTCTGTTTTCTGACGACGAACTCGAAGATGCGATAAGGGAAAAAATCTGCGAGTATGACCTTCCGCGCGTGTCAATGCTGGGTAAGGATGGGAAACTGAAGGATATAAAGAAGCGGACGTAAAAGGCCCAGTTGTAGGCCGAACGTCCGCTTCACTACCTACTATATCACGACGTGTCCTGGCGGACGACTCTAAAAGCCGCACGGCCCAGGGGGTCGGCCGGGAATCGGCCCTCGATCACGCTTGGAATCTGGCCGCACCCGCACGGGAGCGGCTTTTTTCGTGCCCGGAGACGGGCGATTCCGCACTGGCGGCCGCACGGCCGGCCACGACGAGCGCCGCACGGCGCAGACAGGGAGACGAACATGGAGAACGAGGACAAGCAGGGCGCGTCCCTTCGCGAGGAGGTCCAGGAGGAGCCGACCGCGGAAGGCGGCACCGACTGGAAGGCCATGGCCCGCAAGTGGGAGCGCCTGGCGAAGTCGAACTCGGAGAAGGCCACGGCCTACGACGAGCTCCAGGAGCAGTCGAAGAGCGAGCTCCAGAAGGCGCAGGAGAAGGCCAAGAGGGCCGAGGACGAGCTTGCCGAGCTCAAGGCAAAGGCCGAGCTCGCCGAGACTCGCGCGAAGGTGGCGAAGGACACCGGCGTGCCGGCAGAGCTGATCTCTGGTGACGACGAGGAGTCCATGCGAGCGTTCGCCGAGGCTGTCGCCAAGTGGGGCAAGCCGTCGAGCGCGCCCCGCACGCGCAAGCCGGGGAGCTTCTCCGCCGACGCCGGGGACGGCAGGGACGCCGCAAAGCGAGAGCTCGCCCGGCAGCTGTTCGGCTCCGGAGAGTAGGAAGAGCACTAGCAACGCAGATTGGAGCGGAAAATGGCCGCAATGAACACACCGAAGATCGTCCTGCCCGTCGAGGTCGCGCAGGACATCCTGCGCAAGGCGCAGAACAACTCCACCATCCAGGCGCTCTCCCCGAGCACCCCGGCGCTCTTCAAGAACGTCGAGAACGCGGTATTCACCAAGGAGCCGGAGGCTCAGTTCGTCGGCGAGGGCGGCAAGAAGTCGTCCATGGATCCGGAGTTCAAGTACGTAAAGGGCGAGATCCACAAGGCGCAGGTGACGGTCCGCATGTCAGACGAGGTGCGCTGGGCTGACGAGGACGACCAGCTCTCCATCATCGACGCCGTCACCGACGCGTCGGCCGCGGCGCTCGGCCGCGCCCTCGACTACGGAATCTACCACGCCGTGGACCCCTCCACCGGCGAGGCTGCCCCGAGCATGACCGCGCTCACCTCCGGCGCCACGTCCGTCACGGCGACCGCTGACCCGTCCAAGGACCTCGACAGCCTCGTCGAGAGCGTCAACGAGACGTACAACGTCTCCGGAATCGCGCTCTCCAAGACCTGGGCGAACCAGCTGCGCAAGATCCGCGTTGCGGCCACGGGCCAGCGCCTCTACCCCGAGATCCCTCTCGACCTCAACGTCGGAAACCTCGACGGAATCGCCGCAGCCACCTCCAACACCGTGAACGGGGCCCTCGCGAAGGCCGCGACCAACGTGCTGTCAATCCTCGGCGACTTCTCCCTCATCAAGTGGGGCATCGTGCGCGACCTCGGCCTCGAGGTCATCGAGTACGGCGACCCCGACGGCCTCGGCGACCTCAAGAGCCTCGGCCACGTCGCGTACCGCACGGAGGTCGTGTACAGCTGGGCCGTCCTCGACCCCAAGGGCTTCGCCGTCCTGAAGGCGGCGAGCGTGTAATGCCCGCCGTCGTGGCGCTCGCCCCGGTCTTCGACCTGGAGACGGGGCGCACGCACATGCCGGGCCACGTGGTCGAGCTGGGCGAGGACCGCGCCGAGGCGCTCGTCGCCTCTGGGGCGGCGCGCTGGGCGGACGCAGGGCACGACGACGCCCCGGCCATCGGCCCCATGGAGACGGGAGGGGGAGACCGCTCCCTCTCCGCGCTATACGACGGCATGACGAGGGCGCAGCTCGTCGACGTCGCGTCGGTCGAGGGCGTCGACGTGCCGCCCCGCGCGACGAAGGCGGAGATCGTGTCGCTCCTCGAGGCGGCCCGATGACGGCGCCGTACGCGACCGCCGAAGCGCTGAGGGCGCTCTACCCGTCCGTCGCCGACGAGCCGGAGTCGCGCGTGTCCGCCGTGCTCCGGCTCGCGAGCGCGGCCATCGGCGGCGCGTGCGACGCGTCCGCGGTGGACGCGGACGTGCTCGAGCTGGTGTGCTGCCGCGTGGCGCAGCGCATGCTCGCGTCCCCGGACGGGGCCGCCGTCAAGCAGGAGTCGTGGGGTGCGAGCCCGCTCAGCGGGTCGGTTACCTACGACGTCCCGACGGGAGACGTCTACCTGACGTCGTTCGAGCGCCGCCTGCTCGGGATCGACGGGTCCGACTGCGTGGTCACCGTCGCGAACTGGGGAGGTGCCTCCGATGCGTGCGCCGACGGTTAGCCTGCTCGTCCGCAGGCGCGCAGGCGCCGCCGAGGACCCGTTCGGGGACGCGTCCTCCGGCGGGTGGGGCGAGCCGGAGTCGGTGGGCGGGTGCCTCTTCGCGCCCGGGACGCCGGCGGGCATATCCGCCGACCGTCCGAACGGGGCGAGGGTCGAGGCGACGGCGTACTTCCCCAGGGGGTACGCGAAGCCGCTCAGGGGCGCGCAGGTGTCCGCTGACGGCGTGGCCTGGCTCTCCGTCGTCGGCGACCCGCAGCGCCTCCCGGACGCCGTCCGTGGCCGATGGCTCACGTACGCGCTGCTAGAGCGCACGGAGGGGTGATCTCATGGGACTCGTGGGGACGCGGGCGCGGTTCGTCAAGAACTCGGCGGGCGTCAGGGAGGTACTGTCGACGATGGCGCGGGCGCCCGTCGAGGCGGCGACGCAGTCGGCGAAGTCGATAGCGGAGGGCCTGTCCGAGAGCGGGCGCGCGAGGTACCGCGCCGACGTCGCCGTCTACGGCGACAGGTGCGTCGGGCTCGTGGGCACGACGGACTACGACTCGCGCGTGTCGAACGCCAAGCACAACTCGCTCGAGAAGGCCAGGAGGGGGGCGAGGCCGTGACCCCGAACGTCGAGGCGGCCGTCATCGCGGCGCTCAGGGCGTCCGGCCTAAAGGCGTACGCCGACGTGCCGGCCGACAGGCCGGAGCGGTTCTGCACGGTCGAGCTCACGGGCACGTCTTCCGCCGCGCGCGGGGCGATAAGGACGTACGCCGTCGCGGTCCAGTCGTGGGCCCCGACGCGCTACGAGGCGTCCGAGCTCTCGATCGAGGCGGAGCCCGTCGTGCTCGCGATGGACGAGCCGTGGCTCATGGCCGTCGAGCCGGACAGCTCCTACTACTTCGCGAGCTCGGACGGCCTGCCGCGCTACCAGGCGACCTACGAGCTCACCGTCTGCCCGTAGGGCGGCTCAGAGAAACAAACGAGAGATTGGATGGCAGATGGCAGAGTCCACCACCAACAACACAGCGAACGTAAGCGCCACCAAGGGCGTGAAGGGCGGGTACGTCTTCTCCGCGCCCGTCGGCACGAAGCTCCCGACCGACTACAGCACGCCGCTCGACGCGGCCTTCAAGTGCCTCGGATTCATCTCCGAGGACGGCTACGTCGAGACCGTGGACGAGGACTCCGACGACATCGTCGACATGAACGGCGACGCGATGGACTCCACGAACAGCAACCGCGTGGAGTCCGCGCAGGTGACGCTCGCCGAGATCAAGGCGGCGACGCTGAAGCGCATGTACGGCGACTCGAACGTCACGGACGAGGGCGGCACGATTACCGTGCGTCACAACTCCGACTCGCACCCGACCTTCGCCTACGTCCTCGACCTCCTCCTCAAGAACAACCGCAAGTGGCGCAAGGTCGTCGCCGAGGGCAAGTCCTCCGAGCTCGACGACCTCACGCTCTCGAGCTCCGAGCTGGCGTCCCGCGCGCTCACGATCAAGTACCTGTCGAGCGCCGCGCTCGACGGCGACACCTGCCGCGACTACATCCAGTCCACGGAGACCGACAAGGCGTAGGAACCGGCGCCCCGCCCAGGCCACCTGGCACGGGCGGGACGCCCCTAAGATGGGAGGTTGGAATGACGGCAGGCAAGCCTACGAAGGCGCACCCGGTCATCAAGAGGGTCCAGTACAAGGGCGAGGAGTACGAGGTCAACTACTCGGCGATGACGTCCGTGAGGTACCAGCGGCGCCTCGCGAACGCGGAGAAGAACTTCTCGGCGTACTGGGACGCCCTGGACGTCATCTGCTGCGGCAGGCTCGACGAGTACCAGGACCGCATCCCCGAGCCCGACGGCGAGATGGGCGAGTACGGCACCTCGGTCGAGGGGTTCGACGCCTTCATCGCTGCCGCGACGAAGCAGGCAGCGGCAAAAAACTGACGGAGGCCGTCCGCGACTGGATGGACCACACGGCCGACGTCGTCGCCGACTTTCGGCAGTACTACGGCGTCGACGTGCCGTGGGACACGTCCGAGGAGATCGAGGACCTGCCGCGGTTCGCGATCCTGTGGTCCGAGCTCCCGCGCGAATCGAGGACGGCCCGCAGGATCGAGCCGAGCAACTCGTGGGACGACCGAACGCAGATGCTGCAGCGAATCGAGTACTGGGCGCACTGGCTCCAGTGGAGCAGGACCGAGGACGCCCGGCGTAAGAGGAACAGGCCAAAGCCGCTCGAGCCGCCGTGGGAGACCCGCGAGAGGCGGGAGCGCGCCGAGCGGTCGGTAGAGCACGCCGACGAGATAGCGCGCGCTCTCGGGTACGACCCGGGCGAGCTGTAGGGGGGAACGGTGGCAGGCGCAAACATTGGGTCGGCATTCATCACGATCGTCCCGACCTTCAAGGGCGGAATCAAGGCGATCTCGAACGAGCTCAACGGGATAGACGGGAGCAAGCCAGGCGCCAAGGTCGGGTCCCAGCTCGCGTCAAGCGCCGGCCGCTCCGTCAACAAGTCCATGAAGTCCATCGCGGACGCGATATCGAGGGCGGGCTCCCAGGGCGGGCACGGCGTGGCGTCGGGCGTGCTCGCCGGCATCGTCGAGCTCGACTCCCAGGTGTCCGCCAAGCTCGCTCCGGTCGGCAAGGCCATCGGGAAGGCGCTCAAGGCCGGGGCAGCGGTGGGCGTCGCGGGGATCGCCGCCATGATGAAGAGCGGCATGGCGGCGTCCGACCAGCTCAAGAAGTTCGAGCAGACGATGAGCTTCGCCGGGTACGACGACTCGACGATCAAGAGGGCGAAGGCCGACCTCAAGGGCTACGCTGACTCGTCCGTGTACGACCTCGGCACGGTCATGAACACGTCCGCGCAGCTCGCCGCGAACGGCGTCGGGGACTACACCGGGCTCACCAAGGCGCTCGGAAACCTCAACGCCGCGTCCGGCGGGACCGCCGACACGTTCGGCCTCGCGGCGACGCAGCTCGTGCAGATGAACTCCGTCGGCAAGGTCACATACGCCGACTGGAAGGTCTTCGCCCAGGACATGCCGGGCGCGTCCGGGAAGATCCAGGAGGCGCTCAAGGGAATGGGCGCCTACACGGGCGACTTCAACGAGGCGCTCTCCGACGGGCAGGTCAGCGCCGACGAGTTCAACCGCGCCATCGAGCAGCTGGGCTTCACCGACGTCGCGAAGAGGGCCGCGAACTCGACGACGACGATCGAGGGCGCGACGGGCCAGATAGGCGCCGCGTTCGAGACTGCCGGGCAGAGGATCTTCGACTCGCTCGCGAAGTCTGGCGACATCCAGAAGTTCACCGACGACGTCACCGGCGCCATCGGCGACGCGTCTGACTTCGTGATCGACCACATGCCCCAGATAAAGAAGGCCGTCGGGGACGCCATCGACGTGGTGTCCAAGGACGGCCCGAAGGTGGTGTCGGTCCTCAAGGCGGTCGGTCCGCCGGCCCTCGGATTCGCCGTGGCGATCAAGGGCATCGCGACGGCCGTGAAGGTCGGGTCGACCATCTCGGCCTTCGCGAACGGCGTCAAGTCGATAGGCGGCGCCATCGGCGGCATCGCCGGGAAGGCAGCGCCGGCCGCAGACGGGCTCGGCAAGGCTGCTGATGCGGCGTCGGGCGCCGGGAAGGCCGCGGGAGGCAGCGCGAAGCCGCTCCTCGCGCTCGGGGCCGCGGTGCTCATGATCGGCGTGGGCGTCGCCGTCTCGGCGCTCGGGCTGTCCGTGCTCGCGACCTCCCTCGCGGCGCTCGGTCCGGCCGCCGCGCCGGTCATGGGCATAATGGTCGGCCTCGTCGGAGTCTTCGGCGTGATGGCCATCGCGCTCATGGCGCTCGCTCCGGCCGCGGCGGCGGCCGCGCCCGCGCTCCTCGCGATGGGCGCAGCGATGCTCATGATCGGGGCCGGCATAGGCGTCATGTCGCTCGGCATGGCGCAGCTCGTGCTGTCCTTCGCGCAGCTCGGCACCAACGCCCCCGTCGTGATGGCGGGGCTCGTCGGGCTCGTGGCCGTCTTCGGGCTCCTCGCGGCTGGCCTCGTCCTCCTGGCGCCGCTCGCGACGGCCAACGTCGTCGGGCTGCTTGCGCTCGGCGCGGCGATGCTCATGGTCGGCGTCGGGATAGGGGTCGCGTGCGCCGGGCTCGCCATGCTCGCGTCTCAGCTCCCCCTCATCGCCGCGTTCGGGACGTCGGCCTCCGTCGGAATCGCCGCGCTCGGGGCTGCCTGCATCGTGCTCGGAGTCGGAGCCGCCGTCGCCGGTGCCGGTGCCATAGTCCTCGGGGCGGGCCTCGCCGTGGTGGCCGCCGGGGCGCTCCTGGCCGCGGTCGGGGTCCTCGCCCTCGGGGCGGGGGTCCTCGTCCTGGGAGCCGGGACGCTCGTGTGCGGAGCCGGGATGACGCTCATGGGCGCTGGGCTCGCGCTCTGCGCCGCGTCCGCGCTGATGCTCGTGGCCCCGCTCGCCATGATCGTGGCTTTGGTGCCAGTCCTGGGGGCCGGCGGGGCCATAGCCGCCGTCGGAATCGCGGCGATGGGGCTCGCCATGGGAGGCGCCGCGATAGCGGTAGGGGCCTTCGCCCTGGCGATCGGGCCCGTCGGGTCAGCGATGAAGAGCGCTGGGACGGGCTCGAAGCAGCTCTCGTCCTCGATAAAGAGCATCTCGTCGGCAGGGTCCGGCGCGGCGTCGGCGATCCGCTCGGTGAGCTCGGCGGCGTCCTCGTCCTCCGGGGCGATGTCGTCGGCTGAGTCCTCGATGACGTCGACGGGCGCGGCCATGCTGTCGGCCTCCGCGTCGATCAAGTCGGGCTCGTCGTCCGCGGCATCGGGCGTGGCGTCGGGATGCTCCCGCATGCGCTCCGCGCTGTCGTCCACCGCGAGCGCCGCAACGTCCACCGCGTCGCGCGTCCGCTCTGCGCTCGCCTCGTGCGCGAAGACGTACACCGCGCGCGTCGAGGTGAAGGTAGGGAAGCTCCCGCACTTCAGCATGAGCGGGAAGTTCGACGCCGAGACCGGGTCGGTGCCGCACGTCAACGTCAGCTGGTACGCGGGCGGCGGCGTCTTCCGCCCGGGCGAGGCCACGCTCTTCGGGGCAGGCGACGCCCCCACGACAGAGTACATGCTGACCGAGGGGCACCTGCGACAGATCGCCGGCCTCATGGACGGCGAGACGGGCGGGGACGACGAGCTCCTCGGCGACGTGCTCTCCGAGCTCAGGTCGCTCCACAGGGACGTGGCCAACCTCAGGGTCTACATAGACAAGCGCACGCTCGTCGGCTCGATAGCGTCTGACGCGAGGGCCGCGCGGCGCATGATGGCATAGGGGAGGAAGCCATGGCGGTGCATGACGGGACCTACGTGATCGTCAACGCGAAGTCAGGCATGGCCCTGGACGTGCGCGGCGGCTCCGACAGGAGCGGCACGAACGTGCAGCAGTGGACGGTAAACCGCGGGGACGCCCAGATGTGGGCGCTGACCACCGGCCCCGACGGCACGGCGCTGCGATGCTCGCTCACCGGGAAGACGCTCGACGTCGCCGGCGGGAAGGTGGCCGACGGCACGAACGTGCAGCAGTGGGACGACAACGGGACCGCGGCTCAGAGGTGGGTCCTCGAGGCCGACGGTGGGAAGGCCTCCGTCGGCGGCGTGAGCCTCGACACGTACGTCGTTCGCTGCGCCGAAGACCCGGGCTACGCCCTGGACGTGAGCGCCGGGGGCACGACCGCCGGGACGAACGTCCAGGTGTGGACGGCGAACGGGTCCGACGCCCAGAGGTGGGCCCTGGTCCCGGTCCCGTGCATGACGGACGGGGGCACGTACGCGGTCGTCTCGGCGCTCGACCAGGACATCGTGCTCGACGTCGCGGGCGGGTCCACGGCGAACGGGGCGCGCGTGCAGACGTACGCGTGGAACGGGACGGCCGCCCAGGTCTTCAGCGCCGTCGTCGACGCGTCGACGTCGCTCGTCTCGCTCGTGAACGCCGGGTCCGGCAAGGCCCTCGACTGCGACGGGGCCTCGCGCGACGGTGTGCCCGTGCACCAGTGGCAGCGCGACGACTCGAACGCGAACCAGAGGTGGCTGCTCGTGCAGTCGGGGACGATGACGGTCAACGGCCAGACGGTCCCGACATACGTCCTCAGGGCCATGAGCTCGTCGGGGAGGTGCATGGACGTCGCCGGCGGGTCGCGCGCCCTGGCGACGACGGTGCAGTGCTGGACCGCGAACGGCTCCGTCGCGCAGCGCTTCTACCTCAGGAAGGCCGAGGTGGAGACGGCGTCCCTCCCCACGCCATCGCGCCTCGGGGCCACGACCTCGCGCGGGTCGTGGTCGGACTCGAGGTCGGTCCAGCACGACGGTGCCGTCACGGTGTACCCGTGCTGGTGCGGGTCGTCGGGCAGGTACAAGGTGCGCTACAAGGTAACGCTCCACCGCGCGGACGGCTCGGCGGACGTGGAGTCCCCGTGGCGCTCCATCGTCGACGGCACCACGTCGAACGAGGGGTGGGGCGACGCGTGGACGTCCGACGTGGACGACGCCGGCTGGTACGTCACGTGCCCGCGCGGGGTCGCGGTCGAGACGAGCGCGGCGACGGACTGCGTGTCCGTGCGCTTCCAGGTGAGGGCGTACAGCGACGACGTCGGCGGCCTGCGCGCGCACGGGCCGGCCGCCGACGCCACGGTCGACGTCGCGCGGCCCGCGAGGGTCTCCGTCTCGTCCGTCACCTTCGACCCGGCCCGCGGCCTCGTGGTGTCGCTGGCGTCTGACTCGGAGCGGAGGGGCTGCACTGCGTCCGTGAGGGTGCTCGACGGGGGCGGCTCGACGCCGCTCTCCGCCCGGGCGTCCGAGTCCGGTCTGTCCGTGTCTGCGTCGGTGGCGATACCGGTCGGGATGCTGTACTCCGTCCCGCGAGACGGCGACCGGCTGACCGTGGACGCGACGTGGGACACTCCCGTCGCGTCCACGCACGCGACGGCGGTGGTGGCCGCCGCGGTGCCGTCCGGCGGCGTCTCGTACGCGGTCTCTGACGACGCGGCCACCATGAGCAAGCTCGTGGACCTCCCGTACGGCCCGGAGCACCACGTGTGGATGCTCGCGGAGCGCGGGCACGGGTCCGAGCTCATCGAGTGCCCCGGGTGGAGGTCAGGCGACGTCGAGCGCTTCAGGGTGCCGACCTGCGGGCCGACGAGGGTCTTCGTCTCGAGCGGCTCCGGGTCGTCGTGCAAGGTCGCCGAGGAGACCATGGGGGACGCCCTCGACCGCTTCGTTTGGGTCTGGGGCGAGTCGTGGGACCGCTGCGCGGCGATACGATGCTCTGTCGGCGGTCCTCCCACGCAGGGCAGGGGGTACGAGGCGTCGGCCACCGTGAGCGAGACGTCGGGGCGCGAGCTGCCGGTGGCGCACGGAGGGCCGGCGGTGAAAGTCTCCCTGGACGTCGAGGGCGCGGTGCTGGCGGGAGACCAGGCTCCGTGCTCGGGCGCCTGCATAGACGCGCTCTCGCACTCGCTCGCCGACGGGTACGTCCCTCTCTTCCGGTCGCCGCTCGCCGGCATGTACAGGGTGGCGGTCAAGGCGGTGGACGCGCCGCCATCGATGGACGTGACGAAGGTGTCCGTGCAGCAGGAGGCGGTGAGCGCGTGATCGACTGGTCTGCGTCTGGGCGCGCTGACGTCGTGCGCGTCATGCTCGTGAGTCCCGGCTCCATAGACGACGTCATAGGGGAGCTCAGGAACCTCGACCTCGACGGGTGCTCCGTGACCGAGGGCTACTACACGGACACGAGGTGCTCGGCGAAGGTTAGGACCGTGGGAGACGACGGGTACGTGAGGCACGCGTGGATGAGGGTCGTGCACGAGGTGCCGTCGTCCGGGTACCGCGAGGAGCTGTTCACGGGCCCCGTCACCGCGGCGTCGAGCAGCAAGTCGGACGGGGCGGTCGTCACCGACTACGACCTCGACTCGTCGCTCTACGCGATCAAGAACGACCTTCTCGTCGGCGGCTGGACCGTGGGGGCGGGGGCGAGGCTCACGGACGTGGCCAAGTCCCTGCTCCGCACGTGCGGAAGGCCTTCGGACGTGTCGCGCGCGCAGGAGCACGTCTTCGCGGCCGCGACGATGTACGAGAGGGGCGAGGGCGCGCTCACCGTGCTCATGGACGCGTGCGGGTCGTACGACAGGGTCACCGTCGACGGGCACGGTCGCGTCGTGGTCGAGAGGTACCTCCCGCCATCGTCCCGCGAGCCGTCCCAGGACGTCGACCCGGCGTCGCCGAGGTCGGTCGTCCTGGGAGAGGTGTCCACGTCCGACTCGGCCGAGACCACGCCGGGCCGCGTGATCTGCGTGTCGGGGTCGGGGGACCGGGAGGTCGTGGCAGAGTACACGGCGCCCCCCGGTGCCGACTCGTCGTCCCAGGCGCGCGGCTACATGTACGCGGTGAAGAAGACGGACGACACGCAGGACGCGTCGTACTCGTCGCTCCTCGCCCGGGCCAAGTCATCCTGGCAGGAGTCGCAGGACCCCGGGAGGGAGCACGTGCTCACCGTCATGTGGCAGGCATGGCACCAGGGCGACGTCGTGAGGCTCAGGACGGGCGGGACGTGGCGCAAGTGCCTCGTCAAGTCCGTGGAGAGCTCGCTCGGCGACATGACCCAGAGGGTGACGCTCAAGGAGGTGTGACGTGGGATACGTAGACGACCTCGCGGTCCTGGCTGGGCTCGCGCCGGGGACCGAGTCGCGGCAGAGCACGAACGTCCACGCAGCGACCGGCATCGCCCACGGCGACAGCTCAGACGGCCGAGTCCTCGTAGACATGGGCGGAGTCTCGATCACTGGCGACGGGTCTCAGTACGTGTCGGTCCCGACGATGGCGGACGTGCGAGACGGAGACGAGGTGCACGTCGAGCTCGTCGGGGCGGACGGGACCGCGAAGTCGATGGTCGTCACCGGCGTCGTCGGCGGCGGCGACCGCACGCGCGTCGACGTGGACAACGCCGTCTCGGACGCATCGCAGGCAGTCGACACCGCAGGCAAGGCGGCTGACACGGCCGAGGACGCCAAGAGCACGGCCACGGACGCACGGGACAAGGCAGCTGCGCTCGCGACGGTCATACACGACGGGGACGACGGGGTTAGCGTCGGCAGGAGTGCGGACGGCGGCGTGACGTACCCCCAGGGTCGCACGCGCCAATCCTCGGACGCCTTCGAGGTGCTGGACGATGGCGGAAAGACCCTGAGCAGCTTCTCGAAGGACAAGGTCAGGCTCGGCATCGGCTCGCCTATGTCGGAGATAGACATGGTCGACGGCCATGGCAAGATATTCGGCTACCTCGACCCCCAGACGACGGACCCAGGGGACGGCATCACGGAGCTCCGCATATCGAGCGACAAGTTCCTGACGCTGCATGGCGCAAACGAAGCGCTTTTGTATGCGACGCCAAGCTCAACGGTGGTCGAGTATCAGAACAGCACCCACGCAACGATCAACGTGTCTTCGGAGATCGATGATCATACGTTCTCGTCTGACGTACGCCTAGAGGCCACGGCGGTCGACGAGACCGACTCCGACTACGAGACGAAGTCGACCATCACGATGCTGGCAAGTGACGGCGCGACGCTGAACGGTGCGCAGATACTGACGGCGCCGACCGTCCTCTTCTACAACGCGGCGCGGGCGCTCAACACGGCCATCCCGCTCAGCGACAGCGCGGGCAACTACGAGAGGCTCAAGATTTTCTACAAGAGCGACGACCGCGACTATTGCTCGGTAGAGGTCTATCACCCAGACGGGAAGACCGTAGCCCTACAGATTGCGCGACCAACGTACGAATACGCGCCGGGCGCCGCGCCAGTCATGTTCCTCAAGTCAAAGATAGTCAAGATAAGCGGAGCAACCATAGACACGGTGAAGGAGAGCACGTACGGCGGCGGCACGAACTACCTCAGGATGCAGAAGAACCTGAGCGGAGAATACGAAATGGCGGACAAGATAGGCATCATCCGTGTCGAGGGATACAAGTGGTAGGGAGCAACACATGAAGTTCATAGTCATGGTCGCCCAGGAAGCGACGGACGGGACGATTGGGTCGTCCATGAAGGCGTATGACAGCTACGTGGACGCCCAGAGCGCCTACCACATGGAGCTCGCGTACGGCCTCGTGTCGGAGAAGCTCTCGGCGGACACATGCGCCATCATTGGCACAGACGGGCAGGTGTACGCAATCACTCGTGTCGAGTGCAAGGGTGCCTCGTCCGCGACCGGCCGGGCGGGCGCCTAGTGGAGACGTACAAGACGCTCCTCTACTGGGGGCTCACCACGGGCGTTGGCTACGCCGTGACGGCGGTCCTCACCGATGGCGACCCCCGCGACGACCACGTGGCGACGGTGTGGCTCATCGTGCTCGCCATAGCGCTTGCGATCTACGTCGCGCTCTCGGGCGCCGCCTCTGCCCGCAGGCGCGAGGCAGAGGCGAGGAAGCACGACGAGCTCGTGAACTCGGCGCTCAAGGTGCTGCTGCGCCAGAAGCTCGTGAGCGAGCACGACCGGCTCGTTGCGCTGGGCGACGCCGACGACACGCAGCGTCGCGCGTGGATGGCGAGCTACGAGACGTACGAGTCGCTCTGCGAGGCCACGGGGGACCACAACGGTGTGGTCGACTCCTACAAGGACGACGTGCTCGGGCTGCCGCCCTGGGACGGCACGGCGAGGCACTAGCAGGTACGAGTAGGTACGAGTAGGTACGAGTAGGGAAGAGTAGGACGGAGAAGGACATGGAAGACATGAAGAAGTGGGCGAGGGCGGCGGCTGTGCGCGCCGTCAAGACGGCGGCGCAGAGCGCCATCGCGGCAATCGGGGCCACCACGACGATGGGCGGCGTGGACTGGGCCGTGGTCGGCTCGACGGCGCTCCTCGCGGCCATCCTGAGCGTGCTCACCAGCGTGGCTGGAATCCCCGAGGTGGCCGACGGCGCGAGCGTGGCGGCCATCAGGGCGGCGGGCGATGGGGAGTAGCAGGCGCTGCCCGGTCTGCGGGCACCGCATGGTGCCGGAGGTCGGCTGCACGTCCAAGGGCGCCGCGTGGACGGCATGGGCGTGCCGCCACTGCATGCACCGCGAGACCACGCGCGAGTGCCCGCAGTGCCACGAGGAGCACGTGCCCGTGGCGTCGGCCAAGGGACCGGTGTGCCCGAGCTGCGGGCGCAGGTACAACGGTTAGGAGTAACCAAAATGGCACTTACCTACAATGCACGCGCCGCCGAGATCATGCTGCACCTCGTGACGCACTCGGCCCACGGGTACAGCCAGCCCGCCCGCGCGGGAGACGGCACAATCGAGACGCTCAAGCTCTCGGACGGCACGGTGACCACGGTCCACGGCGGCGACTACGACTGCTCGGAGGCCGTGCGCATGTGCTACGTCGCGGCGGGCGTCCTGCCGCGCGGATGCTACATGTGTACCGGCAACGAGGCGTCTCTGCTCAAGTCCCACGGCTTTGCGTCCGTTGGCCTCGGCGACCTCCGAGTCGGCGACGTGCTCCTGCGCAGGGGCCACACGGAGATGGTCGTGTCGGTCGGAGGAAGGCTCATGCAGGCGGGCTTCCGCATCAGCGAGCACCGCACCATCAGCGGCGTGAGGGGAGACCAAACCGGCTGGGAAAGCTCCTACAGCGCGCTCAATCCGGGCGCTTGGAGCTTGGCATACCGATACGTCGGAGGTCAGCCAACGGGCGCCAGCAAGGCCACCGTCCACGACGCGACGGTATCCACGTCGGTGCCAGCCGGCACCTACCAGTGCGTCGTGGATGCGCTCAACGTCCGCGCGGGAGCGGGCACTGGATACAAGGCCGTCGCACAGTACCACAAGGGCGAGACCGTCGTGCTCGACGGCAGCGCCACGGTCGCGGACGGGTGCGTCTGGGGCCGCTACGTGGGCGGCTCCGGAAAGACACGCTACATCGCCGTCCGCACGACTGGAGGGATGGAGTACCTGCGCAAGGTCGCGGGCACGGCGGCCCCGAAGCGGTTGGTGAGCACGTCGGTGCCCGCCGGACGGTACGTGTGCGTCGTGGACGCACTCAACGTCCGGACAGGCGCCGGCACGGGATACGCCAAGGTAGCGCAGTACCGCAAGGGGCAGGGCGTGACGCTCGACGGGTCGTCGGTCGTGGCCGACGGATGCGTCTGGGGCTGCTACACGGGAGCCACGAGCGGCATGAAGCGATACGTCGCCGTGCGCACGCTCGCAGGCGCCACGTACCTTTCCAAGGCCTAG